TCAACAGGTCAAGAACCTTGCCGCCTATGCTGAGGTGCGTGAACAAGGCTTGAGTAAGAAGGATCTTCAAATGAAGATGTTCATCAAGCGTGAAGTAACCCTCAAGACTGGCGACGAATACGAGGACTTTGACCCGAGAGCAATTCAGGGATGTACGGATCAAATGAATGTGTCCTATGGACCCTTCATCTGGAAAGCATCGAAGTGCCTTGTGAAAGAATGGAATTCTGATCACCGCATTTGCTACACCAGCGGTATGAGCGCTGAACAAGTCGGAAAATGGCGTTCCGGCTACAAAGGTGACACGGACATCACCATTGTTGAACTTGATGAAAGCAGGTATGACGCCCATCAAGGTGAAGGTGCACACAAATGTGGGGGCATCTTCAAAAGCGCTCTTGGTATCAGACATTACGACCTCCCATCGTATGTCGAAAAGAACACCTACATCAAGCATGGCCAATCCCGTCATTTCCAGTACACAGTGCCAGGAACTATGACGAGTGGAAAGGCCGATACGTCCTGCTCCAATTCTTTCATGAACGGAGCAAAGTTGGACAGCTTGTTGCAAGATTTCGGTTTTAGAACGGAACAGTACAGGATGTTGGTCAACGGAGATGACAGCCTGGTTGTCATCGACCATTCACTTTCAGAAGAGCGGCAGCAAGCTCTCAAGAAACATCTAGTGTGCGGAAATCTCGACCTTGGATTCAAAACCAAGTGTAAAATCCGCAGTGAATGGCATGAGGTTGAATACTGCTCGGGGCTATTTTGGCCCACGAAGAACGGTTACGTACTTGGACCCAAGATCGGTAAACGTCTCCCCAAGCTCGGCTTCGGCCTGCGGAAGTTGACAAACACCGAGATTAAGTCCATGGTCACGGGAATGGAAGTGGAAATGAACCACATACCTATCCTGTCGACGTACGTGCAGAATGCAAAACGCCTAACGCAGGGCCTGACTGAGAAGTCCAAACATAAGAACCAGACTTATGTGGACAAAGAAGCTCAGTACAAGCACAACTGCACCGGCAAGCACTCTCGCTCTGATGAGACCAATGTTTTCTTCATGGAAAGATACGGCATCAGCATCGACCTCGCGGAAACTGCCCTCCGCTCCTGTTTTGAGGAAGTCAAAACACACACCGATTGCGTCCATTACCCGTTGATGGAAGTTTTCGCGTGCGACCTCTAGGCGTAGCCTCTGGTCGGTCAGCAAAGACGTATTAAAAACCCCCGCAAGAAACTGCGTCACCAACCAGCCTAGTCGACATGGCCGAACGTAAGTCCCGA